GCTTCCCCTGTGACAGTTATTGTTGGTGCTAAAGCCTCTAATCTTGAAAAGGGTGCTAAGAAGGTTTGGGGCGGTCTTCCAAAAGATGCTCAAGTCTTCAATCTTGAGGGAGGTGCTGCAGGTATTGACGGAGCCCTGAAGTACCTAGAACTTCTCAAGCGCTCAATGCACGAAATTATGAACATCCCAGAAACCGCACTGGGTCAAGTTCAACCTATCTCTAATACTTCTGGCGTAGCACTTTCAATCCAGTACCAGCCGTTGATGAACCGTTATTCCCAAAAGGTTGCTCAGTACGGTAAGGGACTCGAAAAGATAAACGAACTTGCACTTCGCACATTGTTCTTTAAAGAACCAGAAACAATGATTTATAACCCAGATGTAGATGGTCCAATTAAAGAAGGTCAGTACCCACAACTAGACCCTAATGACCCAATCTCTTACATGAACTACGCACAATTCCAACAGCCTCTTCCTCTTGATAAGTTAATTATTTTGAATGAAATTCAAACAAAACTTGGAATGGGACTTGAATCTAAAGAAGGCGCTCTTCGCACACTTGGTGAGGAATTCCCAGAAGAGAAGTTAGAAGAAATTCGTGCAGAACTCATTGCCGATGCTCAAGCAGATGGCGCTCTGCAGTTAGTGAAAATTCAAGTACAGAAAGCCATTATGGATATGACTGGCATGATGCCTGGACCTGATGGTAACTCTGCTATCCCAATGCAACCTCAACCAATGGGTGATGGAGATGTATTAGGAGATGGCATGACTGGACCAGAAAATCCAGAAAATGCAAACAGCCCAGAAAACCAACAAGAAATGGCTACTGAAAAAATGGCTGAAGCAGAGATACGAAATAAACTTGTCACTGATGCCTATGGAACTAAACTTCCACAAAGGAGAGCAGTAGACAAGGACTAAAATATTTCTGATAAATATCAGAATATATCGAGACAAATGCAACATTATGTAATGCAATTGTCTTACTATAACTAAGTGGCACGCCGCAAGGCATTCGGACAACGACATAAGAAAAATAGGTGATTACAATGGATGAAAACCAAGTAATTGAGACTCCAGCAGTTGCTGAAGTTTCGGAAGTGAGTGAACCAACAATGGCTGGCTTTACTGCAGACGACCTTGCAAAGGCTCGTGCACAAGAGAAGCAGAAGTTGTATCCTCAAATGGAAAAAATGCAAGAAGAATTAGCCAAGGCTAAAGCGCTTGCAGAAGAACTTGCTGCTAAGGAAACTCAGCGTGAAGCAGAGCGTGCTGCTAAGAAGGCAGACCGTGATGCAAAAAAGAAGCAAGAAGAGGAACAAGAACTTTCCTTTAAGGAACTCCTTTCTAAGAAGGAGCAAGAATTTCAGTCTCAATTAGAGGCAGAACGTCTTGAGAGAGAAAAGGCTTTTGCCCTCCTTGAAAGAGAACGTCAGTTCCAAGATTTGATGGCTTATCGTTCACAACGAGTCGAAGATGAGCGTGACACTATTGTCCCTCAACTTATTGACCTTGTTAACGGTAACTCACAAGAAGAGATTGAGCAAAGCATTGCAACGCTCAAGGACAAGTCTGCGGCAATTATGCAGGATGTTCAGCAGGCAACTGCTAATGCAAAGCAATCAATGGTTGGAGCACGTGTGACCGCTCCAGCATCAGGACCCCTCGATAACAACTCGGAACAACAATCGTACACACCTGATTCAATCAGGGATATGTCATTGGCAGACTATGCGAAACAAAGAGCCAAACTACTTGGCACTGCAGCCAGCAACCGTGGTCAGGGACTGTTCGGTTAATCCCCCCTCAACAACTAATGAAAGGACTTGACCTCAATGGCAAGTGCAATTACAGGTACTGGGCAACTCGCAGGAGCCCCAACCGCTTACTCAGGTTCAAACTCATCTTTGAACCAAGCAATTCAAACAATCTGGAGCAAGGAAATCTTGTTCCAAGCAATGCCAATTCTTCGTTTCGAGCAGTTTGCAGTTAAGAAGACTGAACTAGGAGTTGCTCCTGGTCTTCGTGTGAACTTCCTCCGTTACAAGAACTTTGCTGTAGACCCTTCACCACTTACTGAAGGTGTTCGTATGACAACAAACGCTCTTACAGCAGAGCAAATTGCAATTACAGTTGCAGAACACGGCTACGCAGTAGCAGTTTCTGAACTCCTTCTTAACGCATCATTCGATGACGTTATGGCATCTGCTTCACGTCTTCTTGGTCGCCATATGGCACAGTACCTCGACGTACAGGCACGCAACACACTTTCTGCTGCAACATCAGCAGTGTTCGGTTACGACCGCACAGGTGTACAAGGTGTTAACGACTGGTACAACGAAGGTACAAAGGCAACACAATTTTCTGACCTAGATGGTAACTACAAGTTGTCAACAGGTGCAGTTAAGGATGCTGCTCTTACCCTTGCTGGTAAGAACATCCCTCGTTTGGGCGAAACATACGTCCAATTCGTTCACCCAAAGCAGTCACGTGACATTCGTTCGAACCCAGAGTTCATCGAAGTTACAAAGTACGCTGCTCCAGGTAACTTCATGCTCGGTGAAATTGGTCGTTTGTACGACGTAGTATTCATCGAAACAACACAGGTAAAGCAGTTGTCAGTTAACGCTGGCTACACAACTTCTTCACTCGTAGGCGCACCAGCAAACCAGGGTTCAATCTCTGATGTTCTTGCTAACACCAACCCAGGTGAAGGTGGAAACCCAGTATCTGCAGATTACACAGCAGAAAAGGGTTACCTCACAAACGCAACTGGTAACGGTGCAACCGTTTACGAATCAATCATGATTGGTGACAACGCATTTGGTCACGCAATCTCACTCCCTGTTGAACTCCGTGACGGTGGCGTTCTCGACTTCGGTCGTGAGCACGCTCTTGCATGGTACGCAATCTGGGGTCTCGGTGTTATCACCGACCAAGCAATCGTGAAAGTTTATACCAATTAGCAACTAGTCTGTGATAACCTACTCCTAGTAGAAAATCTGTTAGGAGTAGGTATCATGGCAAAAGAAACAAAATGTCCACAAGGTCATTTCTATACTGAAGAAAACACTTACGTAAGTAAAGACAACCGTAAACACTGCAAACTTTGCAGAAAAGAACGGATGAGATTACGAAGAAAAGATGACATCAGGGTAGGAAGAGGAGTTAATAACTCTTCTAAAACACACTGTAAAAAAGGACACAAGTTTACTAAAGCCAACACAGGCAATTGGGGAAACAAACGAGTTTGCAAAACTTGCGCCAAACTAAACGCAGATTGGCAAAGATTAAAAAAGTATGGTTTAACTAAAGAATCATACGAAAATTTAATAAAAAAACAAAATAACAAATGCTTTATTTGTGAGCGTAAGTTTACAAAGACTCCGCATATTGACCATAGTCATGGCACAGGGAAGGTCAGAGGATTACTCTGCTACCCATGTAACTCAGGGCTAGGGCAATTTGAGGACGATATAGACCGTCTAAAACGGGCTGTAAAGTATTTAAAACAAGGTTAATGTTTAGGGGTCCTACTCCTTCCTGGACTCCTAAACTTTAACTTACCAACTAACTTAGGAGAATTATAACCGTGGCAAATAAACCAACAAGTCCGTTAGATGCAACAGGTCTAGCAGCAGAAAAAGCAGCAAAAGCAAATCAGGAAGCACTTCGCAAGCGTAAAGATGAAATCTCTATCGCAGCGCAGGTTGAGGCAGAGAGTCTTGAGAATGACGTATTCGACCCAAAACGTCCAGAGACTCCCCTTGTACTAGATGAAATTGAAGATGTCGGAGTATCAGTCGCAAACGACACCGTCATTATCCGTACTATTACTGATATTGATGAGATGACTTACGGAGTCGGAAACTCATTCTCCTTTAAAGCAGGAGTCAAGTACCGAGTACCATCACATCTTGCAAATTATCTAGAACAACTTGGATACATTTGGCGCCCTAACTAAACTTAGGCCGTCGCAAGTAGTCCGACCCTCAACTGGTTCCCGCCCTCCTCCCAGTTGGGGGTTGGACCTTTTTATTTAGAAATAATACGAGATGATATGGGCATAAGTTTTACGGAGGTTACGTGGCTACACTAAGCAGTCTTTCAGACCGTCTACGTTTTGAAATTGGTGACACAGGTAAGTCTTTCGTCCACCAAATCATTGCTGACGGCACTACTAATCGTTTCCTCATTCCTTACTCTCCTGTAAATGGCACCACTTTGATGGTTTATGTAGATAATACAGATGTATCAGACGCCGCTACAGTCGAAGAGTTAACAGGGTATGTAACTTTAGATGACCTTCCAGATGCCGGAGCAGTCGTTGTATTTTCAGGCACTTACTATCGCTACTTTGTTGATAACGAAATTTGCCAATTTGTAGACACAGCCTTTGGACAACACATTGCTAACCACGCAGATGCTTATGGTCGTGGGTATACCTACGCTACTCTCCCAGGAATTGAAGAATACCCAGTAGTCGTTTACGCATCTACATTGGCGCTTTATACCCTAGCCACAGACGCTTCTTTTGACATTGACATTACTGCTCCTGATGGAGTTGCTATCCCACGTTCTGAACGTTACCGCCAACTTATGCAGATGATTGAAGAGCGTAAAACTCAATATAAAGAACTTTGCTCAATGCTTGGTATTGGCCTTTACAAGATAGACGTATTCACCCTTCGCCGCACTTCTAAGACCACAAACCGTTACGTCCCAATCTACTTGCCTCAAGAAGTTGATGACCGCTCTATGCCTCAACGTGCGCTTCTTTCGATGCCAAGTTACGGAAGTGCTATCTCACCTTCTGATGTTCCTTCTTACGATTTGACTATGTACCAAGGAGACTCGTTTGAAGTTGAACTTGATTTTCCATTCGATATCAGTGGATACAATTTTGCATCTCAAATTCGTATGCAACCTGGAGACCCTTCACTTGTCTCTCACTTTACTATAACTCCTGTTGATGGAAACAACCAGAAGTTAACTCTTTCCCTTACCTCTACACAAACTTCAAATCTTCCAGAACGTTGCTACTGGGATATCCAAGCCACAACTGACAACGACCCAACTTATCAAAAGACTTATATGCGTGGAACAGTGTTTGTCACTCGTGAGGTGACAATGTGACAACTTGTGGTTGCCAAAATACGTGTTCTTGTGGTGCCCAGGGAGTTACTGTTCAAGTACCTAATCCAATCGTAATCAATGTTGTTCCTCCAACTGCTGCTCAAAGTACACAGTCAACAGTTGTAGTAAAGCCTGGTCAAGGTGGTTCTCGTGGACCTCAAGGAATCCAGGGACTACAAGGAACAACAGGCATCCAAGGAGCAACTGGTACTCAGGGTATCCAAGGTATTCAAGGAATCAACCGAGAGATTGCTTATCGGCATAATCAAGGAGTTGCTTCTGATACTTGGACTATTGCACATAACCTTAATTTCTATCCAAACGTCACTACAATGGACTCTACTGGTGCAATTTGCGAGGGCGAAATCGTGTACACAAATCCGAACAATTTAACTGTTACTTTCCTTGCAGCGTTTAGCGGCGTTGCATACCTGTCATAAGGAGACATGATGGCCCGTAAGTTTTATACCCCACTAAGCCTTACTGGGCTTGAACTTCAGAACTTTACAGTTCAAAACCTTCCAGATAACCCAAGTCCATACGGCAAGGGACACACTTACTACAACTCTGTGCACAATGAGTTGCGTATCTATGACGGCAGTAACTGGGTAACAGCAGGTGGCAGTATCCAGATTGGTCTTTACGCTGACATTCCTGCAGCAGGAAATACTGGTCGTGCTTACGCAACTACAGACACTCAAACACTTTATGTTGACAACGGTACCGCCTGGGTTCAAATTGGTGTTCCAGGAAACGCTGACTATGTAAACTCTATCAGCGGTACTACCAACCAAGTCAATGTTAGCCAATCATCTGGTGATGTAACTCTTAGCCTTCCACTAGATGTAAAGATTGACCAGTCACTTCAAGTTGGTGGTTGGAACGATGAAGATAGCGGTTTTATTACTGTAAAGAATTACCTTGGCACTAACGTTCTTGAGGTAAACTCAAACCTTTCTCCTAATGACCAATACCATGGTTACGGAACTTACACCAACGCAACTGGCGTTATTAACATCAACAGTTTTGTAAATCTTGGTTCTGAAGACAACGAACCTGCTGGTTTTCTTTTTGTAAATCCTACTGGTGGTGGAAGCACTTACCCAACAGTTCACCTTGAAGCAACTGGAGACCTTGCACTTCGTGCAGGTGCTTCCGATTCTCATGCTAACGATGGAAACATCATCCTGTACACAGGTTCAACATCTGGTTCAGGAACAGGTAAGGTCTACATTGGTTGGAACAACAACGGTGGTGCAGGAGCAAACGCCTCTAACCAAGTAGCAACAATTGGTGACATCAATGATTCTCTTTATATTACTTCTGTTGGTTCAAATCTCTCTGTAACAGACGGGGAACTTGACTTAGGCTCAAACGTTGTCATCACAGATGGCACTCAAACACTAAGCAACAAGACTTTAGACAACGTACTCGTAACTGGAACTACTTCATTCCGTGACAGCAATGGCGATGAACAACTAACTATTGATGTCTCTACAATCGGTACCGCACACCTCATCGCTGCTGATGACCTTTCACTTCGTGCAGTTAACGACATTGTTCTTTACCCAGGAAATGATGCGTATGGTCATACAGGTAAGGCATATATCCACTGGGGTAACGACGCAACTTCTTCCCACCCAGACCGTGAAATTGCAACAGTCGGTACTTCACAGACTTTTAGTAACAAGACTTTAACCTCAGCAACTCTTGGAAACAACCTTGACTCTGATGGTTATACAATCACAAATCTTCCAAACCCTACTAACTCAGGCGATGCCGCTAACAAGGCATACGTAGACTCTACTGCACAAGGACTTTCTGTTCTTGGCTCAGTTCGTATGGCAACTGAAGGACCTATTGACATTACCGCAAACGCTTCAGGCGGTGTTGGTGGAGTTACTGGAATTGCTAACGGTGACCGTGTTCTCGTTAAGTCACAAACAGATGCTACTGAAAACGGCATCTACATCTACAGCAGCGATTCACAAACCCTTGTTCCATCAACTGTACCATCAGATACAGATATCAAGGAGGGCTCATACGTCCTCGTTGAAGAAGGTACTTATGCTGCTCAGGGTTGGATTGTTACAGCGTTCACTGCTGGAGCATCTACTTGGACACAGTTCTCAGCCGCTGGCGAATACGTAGCAGGCTATGGAATAGACATTTCTTCAAACACTATCTCTGGTGTTGCTAAAGAAGGTGGCGGACTTACACTAGACGGTGATGGTTTTGCTGCGTCTCTTGGTACTGGTCTTCAGATTAATGGTGGCTCTGGTGCTATTGAGATTATTGATTACACCTACCTCACCAAGAAAATGGCTCAGACCATCGGTGATGATGACAACAACTCATTTGATATCTACCACAACTTTGGGACTTTAGATGTGTCTGTAACTATTTACGATACTGACACTGGAGAAGAAGTTTTTGCGGACGTTACACACGCTAGCACCTCAAAGATTAACGTATCATTTGCTGTCTCTCCAGCAGTTAACCAATTCCGAGTAGTGGTGGTTGGCTAACAACTAGTAAAGGGCGTCCATGAGCCGTAGGTTTTTAACACCGCTTAACGTACTGCATTTGGCGACTCCGCCAAGCAGTCCGTCTCTTGGCGATGTTTATTTTGATACGACTTACAATGCTCTTTACACTTGGGATGGCTCTGAATGGGTCTCTGCTGGTTTGCAGGGCGCCCAAGGTATACAAGGAACTGAAGGTGCTCAAGGCCCACAAGGTGAACCAGGTGTTCAAGGAACAGAGGGTCCGCAGGGTGAACCAGGACTACAAGGAACCGACGGTGCACAAGGCCTTCAAGGTACTGACGGTCAAGGTTTTACATTCCGAGGTGAATGGGATTCTGAGACCACATACTATCCTTATGATGTTGTAACTTTTGGCGGAGAGTCTTACGTATGCATTAATACCGTCTCTGGATATCAACCTTATTACACTTTTTCTTGGACAAAGATTGCTGCTGCTGGCTCTCAAGGCGCTCAAGGCTACACAGGAACTCAAGGTACTAACGGACCTCAAGGTACTACGGGTATTCAAGGCGCTCAAGGATTCACGGGGTCTCAAGGTTCAACTGGAAGTACTGGTGCACAGGGCGCAGTTGGTGCCCAAGGTTTTGACGGCACACAGGGAATAACTGGTGCTACTGGAACTCAAGGAGCAATTGGTGCCACTGGTTCACAAGGAAACACAGGTGCTCAAGGAGCACAAGGTTTTACTGGAACTCAGGGAACAACTGGTAACCAAGGTACAACGGGTACTCAAGGGTTTACTGGAGCGCAAGGTTTTACAGGCTCACAAGGAGCCACTGGCTCACAGGGATTGCAAGGATTTACTGGAGCAACTGGTTCTCAGGGAACTACTGGTTCTCAAGGCGCTATCGGTTCTCAAGGAACTACTGGTAGCCAAGGTGTTCAGGGAACACAGGGTATTCAAGGTGCAGTTGGCCCTGTCTCATCTCAGAACGCACACCAATCTGTAGAGGCTGTACAAACAACGCCTCTGGGTAATGGCGCTACTTATTACAACGGTTCTGCTGATGCTAGCAACGGTACTGGTGTTGGTGCATACATCATTGCTACAAGCAATGGTGCACTTTCTATTGACGGTTACACCATCCCATTATTGGCTGTTGGTGACCGTGTTCTGATTGCGGGACAAGCAACCCAAACCCAAAACGGTATCTACACAGTAACGCAAACTGGTGGCGCAAGTACACTGTGGAAGTTGACCCGTGCAACGGATGC